TACGAAGCTATCTGTAAGCTATTCCTTGAAAAGCATCTCTATTCAGAAGAACTTGATACCGTCATCAACGGATTCAAACGCTCTCCTATATCAATAGAAGCTCTTTACGAAGACACCTACAAAGCCAACACCCAACGTGTTCATCTTAAATACGATGACAATTTCTTATCCGCATTTGCTGACATCCAAGACGCATTTCGCCCAAGAAAAAAGATACACATTCTACACTTTGCAGATACTAGATTGTACCCCTGGCCACTCAGGTCTAATATAGAACTACCGTTCTCACAAGACCCCGCTGTCGAAAAATATCTCGAACGTCGTTTCGCCGCCAATGAAATACTTGACCGCAAACCGTGCTTTCACAATCTTTACGACTATGTATACGAGAAGACTCGTCCTATCGTTCACAAAATCAAAGAAGGTCTCGCCTTTAATGGCTCGTTCTCAACAGATTATCTGTTCCCAATGAACGCTCACGTCCGTCCCGGACTTGGCAAAGCTGTCCATGGAAATATGAAAATCAAGAACCGCCTAGTTTACGGCGTAAGCAAAATCATGCTCATCCCCGAATGCATGTTTGCATACCCTCTCTTCCGTGAATATCAAGAATCAGGACTTTCCCCTCTCCTCTGGAACTACGAAACTCTCAACGGAGGCTGGCAACGTTTAAGGTCTGAAATACTACCTCAAATCCCATCCCACTGTCGATACTTTGTTTTCTCCGGCGACTGGTCCCAATTCGACCATCGCGTTCTCTTCGAACTGATGAATTTAATTTTCATCGCCGACATGTCTTACTACAATTGGTCTGAATATCAGCCAACTGAAGACTATCCCTTCGGAACCTTCGATCCACACAAACTAGTCAACCTCTACATCTGGCTCATTTATGCATCATTCTCGTCTCCTTTACGAATGCCCGACAATAAATACATCATGCGTGTATTTGGCGCACTCGCTTCAGGTATGTTTAGAACTCAATACGTTGATTCAAAAGTCAATGGCATTATGCTTCTGACCATCTTCAAAGACGCTGGCTTCAATGTAAATGCTAAAACCATGCTTAAACTCATGGGAGATGACAACTTCGCTGTTGTCTGGAAACACCTTCCAGTCGATCAAAGACAACCTCTTTTCGATTTTCTCTCTATCCAAGCTAAAGCTCGTTTTAACGCTCTACTTTCTGTTGACGCTACTGAATTACATGACACACTCGACTTCGTCGAACTCCTTGGCTATCGCAACTTCTGCGGACATGCCTATCGTGATCATCTAAAATTGCTTGCACAACTGTACTATCCAGAATCAAATTCCTTCAACCTATCCTCGCTCAAAGCTCGAGTAATTGGCATCCTCTATGCTGATCTCGGTCGGAACGAACGCCTTCGCCGCGTTTGCACTGACATCTTTGAATACCTCGATGATAATGGAATCTCACTCGCTAAAAAGTCACTCTTTCATATGTTTGACCCTAATATGCTACCCCGAATCAACTTAATCACCGATCGTGTACCCAAACGATCTGAAATTCAAACTTACCTTTCCTTACCAAAGGAACGCTCCCCCCAGGACGCTAAGCGCTACTGGCCGCCCGAGTTCTTCATCAACCCTGAAGACACGGACCGCCGC